AGGCAACAATTCTAGCCTCTGCCTGCGCAAGATCAAAATACCCGAAGACCATTCCGGGGTCTGAGCAAAAAACCTCTTTTGCTCGCTCCGGTTGGTTTTGAAGGTTCTGGCCCGTACCAGTGAGCAGCCCCGAGCTACTAAGCCTTCCCGGTGCTTTCTGTGTTCCGGACTGCTTATATTCACAGCGCATACGCCCGTCCTCATCGGGTCGCGAATTAGCATAAGTTCCGAGAAATTTGTTCTCTTCTGACCAGCGGTTAATCTCTGTGAGCAATTCTTTCGCAAGCGGAGGGGTTCCGGGGTCTTTGAGCATGTGTGTACGATTAGTTTCATCGGTGCTAAACCCGCGACCTTTAAGCTTAAGTCTACGGAAATACAGTTCTTGCATTTGTTGCCAACTACCGATATTCGGGCGGTAATCTTCATCCCCGGTAAGCTCATGGATAATCTCATATATTCTGTTTTGACGTTTTGCAACTTCAAACGCTGTAGCTTCTGCAACTCGTTTCTTCTGTTCCATATCTACTGCAACACCATGAACAGTTGCAGAAATAAGGTGTGGAGTTGCTCGCATCACATGCTTAGTAAAGAAGTCATATAGACCTTGTTGCTCTAACTCTCTTTGTTCTCTGTGTCTAACTTCCCATGTCAATGCTGCATCTTTACAGTTATAGCGCCAAAACTGATCTATGTCGCCCCCCTCTTTCCAATGTCTTCCCTCATCTTTATAGAATGGGTGTGTTGTATATTGAGCCACAAGGAAAGCTAGACTATGTGGTAACTGAGGATACAACGTATGGTGTGCAAGTAATGTATCCCATTGAATATTAATACACAGCCAATCTTTTAGCCTTAACCAGTAGGCATCAAACTGCCCATTTTGTGCAATAACCCCTCCGTGTGAGTCACACAAATCTTGTAGCTTTAAGAGGATTTCGGTTTCTTCTTTTGGACTGAAACGGTTATTTGAACCGTCGCGCCAGTTAATGCACATTGCACTATGTCCGTTATTGGCGAGTCCAATACAAGCGGTTTCGCCATTAAGGCTTTCAATGTCAAGTGCGATCTCTTCTCTACTAGCTTTAAGACTTCTGATGTAGTCCAAGGCTTCTTTGTACGACGGGTTGATGATCGTTTCGATTTCGTAGGGTTTGAATTTGCCTTCATTGACCAGCTTAACCTTTTTGCAATCCATCATAAAGATAGGTTCCATTTTAAGTTCACGCTGCGCATAGGCTGGATTGATTGTACAAATTACATGGCCTAGCTGTCCATTCGGTAAAGCAAAGTTATGCAATACCGAACCTCGCCAATTCATGATCCCAACTTCGTTCGTAACAGCTTCAAGCGCATAATTGCCAAGGCACAAAACGATCCGGCAATCCTTGAGTTGTTCAAGCTCCCATCGACACAAACCGATCCACTTATCAAGTTCGTCGCGGTGAACAATATTTCTTTCGTTGCCTTTTCGACTGAAAGAGATTTGCCTTTTGACGACGTTTGTGACATATGCATTTGCTCTGTGTATACCAAGAGGCCGAAGCACATTCCACAAGAGATTACCAGAATTGCCCACAAATGGACTTCCTTTGCGAACCTCCGTCTCCCCCGGACCCTCACCAATGATAGCAATCGACGCATTAAGCGGACCTTCGCTAAATACCTGAACTTGTAGGTCTTGCATGTCTGCCATGGCATTGTATTGATCCTGAAATTTTTCTCTACTTAGCATCGCGTAGCCGCCCCTTAGCCGGATTGTCTTCCTCAATTTCGAGGATACTATTAAACAGGTAGTCTTTAGTTATAACGCATAACAGCGTCAATATGAAGTTAGTCAAAGACATACGACGCATTCCTGCCTGTATAACTAATTCCTCTGCTACGTGTGGATGAAGAAGACGAAGATCAATTATTTCAGGTACATGATTAACGGCGTCATCAAATGCTTGCCATTTAGTGTAGTACCGATAGACTGTAGCCTCTGCAAGCTTTAACCGTTTTATGGCTTTACTCTTTGATAAGCCGTTATCATAGCACCATCTTAACTCGGAGATAATCTCATCTGGTAGTGTGTTTGGCATTGCATGAGTTCCCCATTTCCGTGTGACTCACACAACTTAACTCTTCCACGGTCTAAGTGATAAAGCCATACCACGACGATCAGTAATCATGATAACTTGTTTACGTGCGCGAGTAACCGCCGTATAGAAGTTACGACGATTTAACAAGAATGCTTGACTAGCACACACGCAATAAATAATCGTATCAAACTCTGATCCCTGCGACTTATGCGTCGTCACAGCGTATCCAAGTTCAATGTTCTTTCTCGGATCATAGTTGATATAGCTACCATGATATGCCGAAAATGCTTTAACACGAGCCGGAACAATAACCGCTCGATCAGGTGTAATTAGCTTAAGTGATCCATCCTCGGTATTTACCCAATCGACTGTACCAATTTCACCATTGAACATACTCAAGGCATAGTCATTCTTAATCCAAAGAAATTTATCCTGTCCCTTAATTGCTAGTTGAGCCTCACTCTCTTCATGCCGATCTAGTCTCAGGTACGCTCCATCACGATTAAGCGACAATTGTAGGCTAGGATTAGCTCGCATTGTCCCATAGTTGCCCTTCCTAGTAGGCATAATAATCTGGTGATCAGCCCGCATAAAGTTTTTATCTGCGAACCTCACCAATTCTTTAATCGGGTTATCGCTATACATAATCTCAAATCGACCGTTACGAATAGGAATACTTCCCTTCAATATCCTAGACGCATTAGCAACAATTTCGTCATCACTTCTAAAGTTAAACGTCAACTCAACACTCGTCTTCCTTTCAAGAATATCGAGGAAGGGCGGTGTACCGGGTTCAACTGGCGGTAACTGATTGTTGTCACCAAAGAACCTAATCACGCCATTAGTCGGCAACGCATCCATAAGCTGCATAAACAGAGTTGGCCCAATCATTGATGCTTCGTCTACAATAATGATCCGCTGTTCCAACGGTCTATTATGATCACGTCGCGGCTTATTCTCAGGCTGAATAATATCTCCATTTTCATCCGTCATTGGATCATCAGGCATAGGATATTCAAGCAGTTTATGTACTGTGATAGCTGTAATACCTGTCAACTCTTGAATACGTTTAGCTGCACGACCAGTAGGCGCACACAGCTTAATATTATTTGCTCCATGCTTTTCCGCTAACTCCTTATACATGATACCTAGAACACTTGTTTTACCTGTGCCCGCTCCACCAGTGATACCAACGATACGTTCATTCATATCACAGCCCATTTCAACCGCATGTTGCTGCTCTAGGCTCAGGTCTTTCATTTCAGTTGCTGGCATTTTCTTTCCCCTAGTTTCTTGTGTGAGTCACACAGTCACTTTAATTGCTCAATAAACTTTATCATATCCGGTGTAGTATAGTCTGTATTCCATACCGGATCATCCATGATATGACAGAGAAAAGCCGCCTTTGCTTTCTCCAATGTCGGTGCTTGCTTCTTAACAACCGGCCATAGAAACTCCATATCAAGTGATCGACAATGCCTACGCCACCACTTACCCGGTAAACTTGCTATCCACTTAAACATTTACCCCTCCCACACTATCGTCATATTGCTTACCTGCTTCGTCCAACACCTTCTTTGATGCGTTAAACAAAACTGCTCTCATAAACTGTTGCGCGCTCATGTGGCATACACTTGCTGCATAGTTAATGATGTTTCTAACGTCATAATCAACTTCAATAAGAATTTTAGCTGGACCCCTCTTCGGAACTTCAACAAGAGAAACCATAAACGTTGTAACTTGGATAGCCATAACCCGCTCCGTTTCACGGATAGCGGGCGCTGTTTGTGCTTACCCGCATTGTTTTTATTGGAAAGTAAGGTATAAAAGTCCCTCCGGGAGAATAACTCCCGGAGGGTAGGGTTAGGCTATCGCTTACTTGCGATTGCCACCGCCACGGTTGATACGACCATTCCCCTTGGCCGGCGCCGCCTTGGCTTCCGCACTCTCAACAGACTTAATCTGAGCACGGGTCTCACCCTGATAGGTCTCATGAACGACCTTAATACGAGCGTTGCATCCCATCCACTGATTAGGATCAATCTGCGTCGTATTGCTATCCAGTCCAAGAGCTTCGATAAACTTACGAAGGTTGAACAAGGCGCGACGGTCCTTACCATCGGGAACGATAACACGGTTGTAATACAACGCCGCACCGTCCTCAAAGTGTTCGGCAACATCAGCCGGAACATTATCAGTCGGGACAACAAACTTTACAGCGAAGTAACGGTTACCCTTCTGCGAAGTACCAATCTGCACGTCCTGAACTTCTGCCGTATACAGACCGGCTGGAAGTTCAAGAGGCTTTTCGGCATCGGAAAGATTGCTTTCCAGTTCAATGATACCAAGATCATTTTCCTCGTCGCAGCAAATACCAGCCACAGCCAGCAGCGAACCACAACCCATCAAACCCGCCTTGAACATACGATTAAACATTTTCGTCTTTCCATTTTTTAGGTGAGAGGCTAGTCTCACTCTTGATTGAGGCGTTCTTAACGAAGCACCCCCATTACCCCCTAGCCGGGGATTTCGTGTGACTCACACAAGCTTCAAAAGTTGTACAAGCTTTCTGTGTTCACATTTATTTCGACTGACGAACCTGCAGGAAGTGGCTGCACCTCTTTATCAACAGAGAACTCATATGCAGTCCCTTTATTAAGATGTATACACTTTATCGCCTTACCACTGGTCGCAAAATTATCTGTAGTCATATACAGATTATCAGGATCGAATGGTTTAAGTGTACAAAATACCACTCCGGGACGAAGCTGCTCAATGCGTTTACTCCCGTTACAGCTTTTAATATGTACTATGTTCATTGGCATACTATTTACCTTTCTTCACTGGCGCTTTACTAGGAACCGGAATGCGTTGCTTATTATTATCCAACCACTGATAATAAAAATCAGCAATCGTCATCTGCCCGTCATCCGGCTTATCGCTATCATAGTCGATAACGAACTCTGGATCGCCCTTAAGATTAAACATACGAGACTTCATAGGTCTTCTTAATCTTGTAGGGCGAATAGCTAACTTTCTATTCCTATTACCTGTCGTCTCTTGTGACATATACCATATTTCAGATAGACGCCATGTCACATTATTAACCAACTTACCTCCAAGTGCAATTGCATAATAATCAATTGTGCCTTCCTTAGTTAGTACAGGATCACTTTCATGCGCTGTAAAAATAATATTCACATTATATTTAGCTGTTACACGCAAAAAACCAGTCAATACTTCAAGTACAATTGCATTGCGACCACCATACGCACTAATTCCGGGGGCTTCCATCGTAGGTGTAAATCCTCGTCCCTTACCTACTTGCATTCCCAATACACTTTTCTGCAATGCTTTATACTCAATAGCTGTAACACTATCCACAACCACAGTCTCAATATTCTCATTCTCAGCAAGTAAAGCATCTAATCCAAATGGGTTTTGACTTTGTGCATGATTAAACAATTCATTATAATCTAATGCGCTTACATCTGCTATATGAACGTCTTTGCGCTGTGCGACCGATACATGCTCATTATCCCCAAACGAAAACCAAAGCTTTTCCCCCGGTGCCGTAGCAGCAAACGTAGTTTTGCCACACGTTGCTGGTCCCCATATTACCGTTGCCATTCTGCTAGGTGTCTCTGCACCTTTCTTAATTTCAACTGGCCCAGCCTTTAGCACCTTCGGTTCGCTCATATTAGCCCCTTATCCATTGCCACTCGTTCAGGAAGTGTAACTACCTTATCCTGTACATCATATTCAACAAGACTTTTCGGTAGCCATACTTCCTCGCCGTTGATACCTAGAAGCCAAGCCTTATCTGTTTCGTGTATTAGCTTGGCCTCTAGATCAATTAACCTGTCCCGCTTCTGAAACATCTGTGTGACTCACACGCTTAAGCTTCAAGAACTTTTACGATCTTCCAAACGAAGCGCAATTGACCGTTCGGACGGCGAACCCTCAACAGGTACCATCTGATCCCATTGCTCTGCACGACCACTCTTAGTATCGGTGCAGAAGGGAACCAAACTGCATGACCTAAAGTATCTATTACAGGAGTGTGTGTATCGTGGAGCATTTTCGTAGTCATCTTCGTATAGCTCTGCGATGTCAACGGTGTGCCGTATCCACCTAGACCAATGAAGAATACTGTCAGGGGTACGCCTAACCTCCAATACATATATATCATCCCCTCTATTCGTAGGTTTGATTTTCAAACCCGTTACTCGTGCATGTTCTATGACCAAACCAAAAAGGGCAGAGCCACATGCGATATACCCGGTAATTTGATGGGACATATCAAAAGAGAACTTCCAAGCATCGTCTAATCTGGAAGCAGTTTTATTCTCGTCTAGAGTTAGCCTGTTATCCTTATATGAATTGATAACGAGGCCGTCAAGAGTTCCAATGAAGCGAATGAGTTTTCCGTCTTCATATTCAAGAATACAATCAAAAACTTGTTCGATACCAACAGCCGCATGAGGGTCTCGTCTATCAGCAACCCAAATGGGCCAACTATCCATCTTAGATAACTGTTCATCTACGTAGTTAATCGTTGCAAGTTCCATATTCGATAGTGTTCTGACCGTATCATCCGGATTGTCATCAAATCCGCTTGTGTGCAGAGCCGCAAA